GCCACCAGAGGATTAATTATGAAATGGATCATTGACAGATTTAAAGAACCTTCGAGCTACGCCGCTGCTGGAGCCGTCGTCATGGGCATCGGTATGCTGACGGGACAGAATTGGCTGATAATACTGGGGATTGTCGGCGGTGTTGCTGGGTTTATTTTGAAAGAAAAAGGCGTGATATAAATTAGTGATATGGAACCTACAGGACTTTTTAGTTTAGAAACCGTTGAAAAATACGGTCTTCCTCTTGTATTGCTGCTGGGCGCGATCTATGCGCTGTATCGGTTTATGACCTTTTCGCTCATCGAGGTAAAAACGGAATTTAGTCGCTATCATATCGCCCATGCGGAAGCGATTGACCAATTGCAAGTTGACATTGCGGAAATGAAAACAGAACTGCGCTTGTTAGCAGATTTTATAAAGAAAAACGAAACCGCAGGTTGAGCCATGCCCGACACAGACAGCGAAAGCCGTGTCCTCACGACTGACGATATCGACATGATTGCCGAGCGAGCTGCCCGTCGAGCGCTTGATTTGGTACTGGTTGAAGTTGGCCGCTCAGTAGTTAAAAAGATATTCTTTATAGTAGGCGTCGTTTTTGTGTTTGCGCTCGTTATGCTCAAAACCGGCAAGCCGGTCTGATGAATTTTGACAGTGCTTTTGCGGCGCTGATCGGCCACGAAGGTGGCCACGTTGATCATCCAAATGATCCTGGCGGTGAAACGAAATTCGGGATCAGCAAGAGGTCATATCCAGACGTAAATATCGCAGGGCTGACGCTCGATGACGCTAAAGCGATATATCGGCGTGATTACTGGGATCGGGTACGGGCTGACGAGCTGCCCCCAGAATTGCGTTTCCCGTTGTTCGATGGCGCGGTGAACGCAGGTGTCGCACAGTCCATAAAATGGCTTCAGCGGGCTGCGGGAGTGCGTGACGACGGGGTGATTGGCCCGATAACCCTGGCTGCAATCGCAAGTTCAAACCCACATCAAATCGCGAGCAAGTTCCTCGGGCAGCGGCTCAAGCATATGACTGAGCTTAAGCATTGGGGTCAGTTTGGACGCGGCTGGGCGCGGCGCATAGCCGACAATCTGACGAATGTATAATTATCTCGCCACGCCTTTTATTTTTTCATAGCTACGCATTCCGCCTAGCCCGAGAATACCCATCAACACCGGCATAAGCCCCGCAATATCTAAAGTTGGCATCTCAACTAAATGCCCAGTTTGCGCCAGGATAAATATCATCAGAGGCTGTACGACATAGGTATAAGCGAGCGCTGCGCCGCATGTCCAACCAATAAATGGTCTCCATCCGGCGACAAACACGCTTCTCGATGCGGCTTCGACTTTATTCACTTCTAGCTGCGCCAAGTCGATCTTAGCCAGATGATCAGTGAGCGCCGCTGTAATTTCGCGCTCTGCCTCTGCACGTTTCTGTGGATTTTCTGGAAGGAATCGCCCGATCACATCAGTAACGATTGGCATCAAGGTACTTACAATCGGCAGCATAGCTAACCTCCAAGGATCACAGTTTCTGCGTAATTGAGCGCGCCAATATACCATCCGACATAGTAAGCGATGCCCAGGACTGCAATTAGCCCGATCAGAATCCACGCCGCCTCGGTGATCGTCATAATGACGGGCGGGTGATGTTCAGCCATCAAATGGAGCTGCCTTGTTTTCGAGCGAACATTAAAAGTGTGGCATAAACGTCTTTAATTTTCGATTTATTGTCAAAAACGCCAATCAAACCAATCCCCGATTTGATCCGCTGCTGACTCACTATTGTACTCCCAAACATCGCATCGACGCAGCCCGGTTTGTCGCTTTCGAAGACGGCAATAGGACTGTTTTTCGGAGCTTCCGTGATTCTGTCTAGTGTCATTTTCGGCGTCATGTTACTCATAATATTCTCCCTTGCTGGAGGAAATGAAAAACCTTAAAATAGGTGATGTGCGGATTATATATAAACAAAACTACTGGAGTAAAGTAAAAGGTGATGACCTATTATAGGCGGTTATCTACTTTTGATACATTTGGCAGGGGTTGGTTAAATAGGAATGACAAAACTCGCGAGTTTTCTCTACATCTAACTGGGACAGAAGGCGTAGTGTAATGGCTTTACGAAAATTAACTTTTAAACCGGGGATTAACAGGGATATTACTGACTACGCCCAAGAAGGTGGGTGGTATGAATGCAATAAAGTTCGGTTTTTTAAAGGGTTCCCTAAAAAAATAGGTGGATGGACAAAATACACCGCAACTAAATTTAATGGTATATGTCGGAGTTTATTTTCTTTTTCTGGTTTAGAGGGGGTTAAATACCTTGCAGGGGGGACAAATGAGAAAGTAATACTCAATGCAGGGGGGACTTCGTTCAATATTACCCCAGCAAGAGCCGCTTCTGGTGCTGGACACGCGACTTTCGCTGCGGTAACTGGGTCTTCTACTATTACTGTAACTGAAGTTGGGCACGGAACTGCGGCTGGAAATTGGGTTACATTTAGTGGGGCGGATACTTTAGGTGGAGTCATAACCGCAGCGATTTTAAATAAAGAATATAAAATTGATGCTATATCAAGCACAGATGTTTTTACGTTTACTGCATTAGATGCTGATGGAAATGCTATTGCGGCTAATAGTTCTGATAATGGAAGTGGTAAAGGAGGCGGAAGCACAGTTGCTACCTATCAAATAGATATTGGTAATCCGACAGGCGCTGAAGGGCTTGGTTGGGGTGCAGGTTTGTGGAATCGCGCAGGAGCAACCGTAACTTTAGAAGGAGGAACTACCAGAGCGGGTGGTTGGGGGGAAGCTAGATCAGGATCAGGCATATTCAGCCCTATGCGGTTAGTGTATTTCACTCGATATCAAGATGATTTGTTATTTAATATACGTTATGGAGAGATATATCGTTGGGTATGGGAATCTACGCCCACTACAGCCGCAGCTTTATTAAGCGCTTCTCCTTCTTCAGGGACAGAAGTACCTAATGAAGTAACCCAAGTTCTAATCGCACAAGATAATGTAAGCAACATTATTATTGCATTAGGGTGTACACCTTACCCAGCATCAGGAACACCGGACAGAGATCCTTTGTTAATACGTTGGTCAGACGTAACCAATCCATTTAATTTTACGCCTAGTGATACAACAACTGCTGGATCATTAACGGTTCAAAATGGTTCCCAAATACTACGTGGTGTGCCAACTAACAGGGAAACTCTGGTATTTACAGAATCCACACTTAATTCCCTTAAATTTATTGGGGGATTTGACGTATTTAGGTTAGATGAAATTAGCTCTAATACTTCTTTAGTCGCCCCTAATGCAGTAATTACTGTAGATGGCGCAACTTATTGGATGGGGCTAAATAAATTCTATAAGTACGATGGCCGCATTAATACATTAGATTGCACAGTACAAGATGAAATATTTGAAAACTATGATTTAGACCAAGCAGATCAAATATTTGCCGCACTTAATTCAAAATATCATGAAATCTGGTGGTTTTATCCGACTGCGGTGCAAGAAGGGGCGAATCCTACTATTACCCATTATGTAGCTTACAACTACTTAGAAAATGTATGGTTTTATGGGGATTGTGACGGAACAAGTGCAGGGGATGCGTCTTTTTCACGAACTGCGTGGCAGGATACAGGTATCTACGAAAAACCATACGCAGCAGGGACAGATAGTAATATCTATAAACACGAAACAGGAAATAATGCAGCCACAGATTCTTCCCCTCATGCGGCAATGGCTTCATTTATTACTTCTTCGCAAGTATCTGTTGACCAAGGGGACCGATTCGTTTTAATGAACCGGATTATTCCTGATGTGGATTTTAGAAACTCTAATACGTCAACGGACATCGTAGCTAGTACGGGCGGGGCTACAGTTACCCCGACTATTAATTTTAGTGTATTTGCTAAAAAGTACCCCGGCGCAGCTACTTATACAGCTAATGAGTCTGGTGAAACCCTCACAGATGCCGTTACAGCTATAAATTCGACTACAGTAGACCAATATACCCAACAAGCCTATATGAGGGCTAGAGGGCGCTCCCTAGCGTTTAAAGTAGAATCTAGCGCTGCTAACGTAGCTTGGGAATTAGGGGTTCCT